GAACGTCTTCATGAAGAAGGTCGTAGCTATCTTCAAGTCCTACCCGTTCTTCTTTAAGCCTATCCAAGACGGTACCACCAACCCGCGTATGGAGTTGGCGTTCAGAGAACCGTCGAAAAGGATTACCAAGAACAACAAGACCTCTGTCAAAGGGGATGCCCTGAACACAATCATCAACTGGAAGAATACCACCAACAATGCCTACGATGGTGAGAAGTTACATATCTTGTATCTAGATGAGGCAGGCAAGTGGGAGAAACCAACAGACATCAGAGAAGCATGGAGGATACAACGGACTTGCTTGATTGTGGGACGCCGTGTTATCGGGAAGGCGCTTGTGGGCAGCACCGTCAACCCGATGGACAAAGGTGGTCAAGAATACAAAGAGCTTTGGAAAGATTCAGACCCACAAGAACGCAACAAAAACGGAAGGACAACCTCAGGATTGTACAAAATCTTCATTCCGGCTTACGAAGCCTTAGAGGGATTCTTCGACAAGTACGGGAAGCCAATCATCGAGACTCCGGAGCAGGAGGTGGAGACACTGGACGGGGAGACCGTAGAGATAGGCGCAAGGGAGTTTCTAAAAAACGAAAGGGACGCTCTCAGGCATGACGCCCGGGAGATGAACGAGATTGTTCGTCAGTTCCCCTTCACTACAGACGAGGCGTTCCGAGATAGCGTCGAAGGCTCTCTGTTCAACATCGGAAAGATTTATGAGCAGATTGACCACAACGAGAACATGTACCCAGACCCCGTGGTGCGTGGCAACTTTACATGGAAAGGAGGCGTAAGGGACGGAGAGGTTGTATTCGTTCCAAGCTCTGAGGGGAGGTGGTTCGTATCATGGATGCCACCTGCAGACCTCAGGAACCTCAAGGTTTCCGAACGGGGCAAACGCATTGCGCCAAACAAACTCATTGGCTGTGGTGGTGTTGACTCTTATGACATCGACGCCACTACGGACGGGAGGGGTTCTAAGGGAGCATGTCACATCTACAACAAGTTCAACATGCGGGCCCCCTCTAACATGTTTGTTGCAGAGTACTGCTCCCGCCCTCCTATGGCGAAAATCTTCTACGAGGACATCCTGATGGCGGCTGTGTTCTACGGCTACCCGCTCCTCGTGGAGAACAATAAGTACGGCATCGTAAGATACTTTGAATCAAGGGGTTACGACGGTTACTTGTTGGACAGACCGCAACACCTGACTACCACAGGTTCCGTTGTGACTAAAACTAAAGGCATCCCGTCCAACTCACAGGATGTCATCCACACTCATGCACAAGCGATTGAAGACTACATACACAACCATGTGGGAATCAATGAGAGAGGAGAGATTGGTAGGATGTATTTTAACCGTACACTTGAGGACTGGATTGGTTACCGTATCGACAACCGGACTAAGTTTGACTTGACCATTAGTGCAGGTCTTGCTCTGCTCGCAGCGCAGACTGTTGTGCAAAAGAAAAAGCCAGCTGATTTTACAGGTAAAAAGTTTTTCCGCAAGTACACCTACACACCCGGCGGGGTCTCCAAGCCCGCTAAGTGATTTTGTTTATATTTGCACATTGCCTGTAATACAGTAAGTAATGAAGGGTCACCACAAGCCAAAGTCGTATGCACAGTTCCCGGACCCAATGGCTCCGGCTTCCGTCAAGGCAAGCGAAGACTATGGTATTTCCTATGCTAAATCTATCGAGGCACAGTGGGGTGGTCTGGACGACTTTTCTACAGGCTTCGGCAAGCGATTGGTAGAGTTCCAGCGCAACCGAGACTATGCCAACGGTACGCAGGATACCGCAGTCTACAAGCAGATTCTCAACAGCATGGACACCCAAGGGGGTGACGGAACGCTGCTGAATCTCGACTGGTCGCCTGTACCAATCATTCCTAAGTTCGTTAGGATTGTAGTCAACAAGATTCTCTCTCGCAAGTTCCGACCAAACGTAGAGGCCATCGACCCAATGTCGAAGGATGAGAAAGAGAAGAAGAAGGTTCTGGCCAAGTTTGCTATTGAAGAAAGAGAGGTCATCGAAGAAGCGAAGGCACTCGGACTCAAGACGGCAAGCGTGCCAGAGGGGTTGCCGAACAACTCTGAGGAGGCTGAGATTTACTTGGCTGATAGTATTAAGACTAGTGCTGAGGTGGCAGCTCAACTTGCCACTAAGCTCACTCTCGACTGGAATGACTTTGATGACAACGTATTCCGCCGTGCTGTGGAAGACCTTGTGGTCAACGGTATGGCTGTGGTTAAGAGAAGCAATGACCCGAGCTACGGAATCAAGACGGAGTATGTAGACCCGGCGCAGTTCATTCACTCTAGCACGGAAGACCCGAACTTCTCTGACATTGTCTACGCAGGCCACGTCAAGCGCGTGTCGATTCAGGACCTGAAGCGCATGGCGGGGACAGACATCCCCGAGGAGGAGTATCAGAAGATTGCGAAGTCTGTGATGAACCGAAGCTACAACAACGCCTCCCAGTTCAATCAGACGGTGTATGACAGAAGCCGTGGCGCTCATGTCTACGGCTACGATGAATACTTGGTTGACGTCTTGGACTTCGAGTTCCTCGGCGTCGACGATATGATTTACGAGGAGAAGACCTCGCAGTTTGGAAACATCGGTTTCTACTACAAGGGCGAGAGCTACAAGCTCCCTAGCGACTCAGTGTACGACAGACAGATTCACACCATGCCCAACATGTGTGTGTACGGCGGCTCGTACGTTATCGGTAGCGGACTTCTCTTCAACTACGGCATGAAGCGGGACATCCCGAAGAACATGCACGACCTCACACGCGCTCGTCTTTCGTACAGCGTTGTGGCAACGAACTTCCGTCGTCAGATGCCCAAGTCTATGGTGTCGTCTGTCATCGGCTTTGCTGACCAGCTTCAGCTTACTCACCTCAAGATTCAACAAGCCATTGCCAAGGCTAAGCCTGATGGTTTGATTGTAGACATCGAGGGCCTCGAGAATGTGTCTCTGGGTAACGGTGGAGAGCTTCAGCCTCTCGACATTCAGGACATCTACGAGCAGACAGGTGTCTTCTACTACAGAAGTAAGAACCCAGAGGGTGGCTTCCAGAACCCGCCTGTGCGTCCGCTGGACAACACCATTCGGAACATCAACGAGCTGATTGGTTTGTACAACCACTACCTCCGTATGATTCGTGACGTCACGGGTGTCAACGAGGTTCTCGATGGTAGCTCACCAAAGGCCGATGCTCTTGTGGGTGTGCGTCAGCAGCAGCTTGCTGCAGGCAACAATGCCATCAACGACATCACCAACGGTGCGTCTGTTCTGTACAAGAGAGTGTGCGAGGACGTGGTCAAGTGCCTTCAGGTCTTGCCACCAGAGTCCATCATCTACGGGGCATACGAGAGAGCCATCGGAAGCACAAGCATGGAGATTCTTTCTTCGTTTGCTTCTCTGCCACTTCACAACTACGGTGTGATTGTTGAGCGAGAGATGTCAGACGAAGCCAAGTTGTTACTCGAACAAAACATCCAACAGTCACTTGCACAGAGAGAGATTGACCTTGAGGATGCTATGGCAATCCGTCGTCTCAAGGATTTGGACCAAGCAGAAAGACTCCTCATCATCCGCCGTAAGCGCCGCATCACCGCGTTGCAACAACAACAGCAGCAACAAATGCAAATGCAAGCACAGGTGAACATGCAGGCCCAGCAGGCCGCAGCACAGATGCGTATGCAGGAGGTGCAGATGAAGGCGCAGGCTGACCTGCAGAAGATTCAGGCTCAAGGTCAGGTTGACATGCAGCTGATGCAGATGCGTCAGCAGGTAGAGAGTCAGCTCCAGATGGCTAAGTTGCAGATGAGCTCACAGTCTCAGGCAGCGGACAAGCAGTTCCGCATGAACCTAGAGAAGAGCAAAGATGACAGAAAAGACTCCCGCGTTGAGAAGCAAGCTGTGGCTCAGTCCAAGCTTATCTCTCAGCGCAAGGGTACACGTCCTGAACTTGAAAACCAAGACAGCAGGGACATCATCCAAGAACTGATGAGGCGATGAGTAAAGAGGCGATGAGAGAGCGCGTCAAGCGCATGCTCAAGAAGCACGGACTCAAAGGCGTCAACAAACCAAAGGCTACACCAAGCCACCCCAAGAAGTCACACATGGTGTTGGCAAAAGAGGGTGACAAAGTCAAGCTCATCCGCTTCGGCGAGAAGGGCGCGAAGACCGCAGGCAAGCCTAAGGCCGGAGAGTCTGACAAGATGAAAAAGAAGCGTGCAAGCTTCAAGGCTAGACACGCCAAGAACATTAAGAAAGGCAAGATGAGCGCTGCCTACTGGGCTGACAAAGTCAAGTGGTAATGTTTCATATATTTGCATCAAAGAATAACTAATGGCAACAGTAACCGCACAACTATCCCTGACGAGCACAGACTTGCTGTCTGAGTCGCTGGGAATCAGTGTGTCTATGGAAACCACTGCAGCTAACACTACAGGCTTGGCACGTAGACCCGTGACGGCTACCGCTGT